TAACAAAAGGTAAGTCTGTGAGGCTTTCCCCTCATCAGATTTCATTTCACATGAAACACAAAGCTTGTACCTTTGTGCTTGTTGCTTGTACCCCGGAGCTTGGGTCCTATCGCTTGTACTCTGGTTCTCGGATCTTGGATCTTGAAAGGGAAGGCTTGAAGCTTGAGGCTTGTGCCTTAGGCCTACCGGCCATCCTGACTGTGCTTGAAGGCTTGCGCTCTGGATAGCCATTAGCCCGGCACCACTCGTTGTGGAGCTGGGTAATGATGTGATCGTACTTTCTATGAGCTGGCATATAGCTCCTCGCAATAGTCATCGAGGCCAAGGTTGTCTACGTAGCTGATGCAAACCCGGTCCGCGCCCCAGTATCCTTTAACCTGACGGTCCCAGGTATCGACCCAGATTGCAGGGCCACCTCCAGCGCACATAATCTCCGCGCCCAGGTAATTCTTGTCAGAGCTAACCAGATATCTGATATCATACGTATCTTCCATCCAGGTGTGTACCTGCTCGTCCGGGCTGGTAATGCTGTCGGCAATGTCGACGCACATCCTCCTGAGCTGCTCTTCAGTCGTTTCACTTACTTTTTTTAATGCTGTCATATTTCTCCTTTTGTTGTTGTCCTAGCTTATCCCAGATCAGGGGACCTGTCAAGCCGGTGCTTGCTGCTTGGAGCTTGGTCATTTTTGGGCGGGCCCACCCTTGTGCCCTGACTGGCTTGTGGCTTGTGGCTTGTGGCTTCTTGCTCCTCCAGATGGTCATGGTCCACGATCTCGTATTCCCAGCCCTCAGGTAGGCCGGTGACCTCAGTCACGCAGCCTCCGTAAACTTCTATCCTGATCCTGGGCATTAGTCCCAAAAATTCCCTTCTACCCATCTATAAGTATTTTCTGGTTCTCCTTCTTCAGGACCAAACCAAGCTCCCAGCTCTATAGGAAGCTTTTCGTTTGCTTCTTCCATATCTTTAAATTTGTATTTTTTGTTATTAAAAATAAATGTTTTCATTTTTGTCCTTCCTGTTGCGGGTCCGGCAGGTTGGCTGTGATTGCCTGCCAGCGTCCCAATCTGTTTACCGTAAAATTGCACAGACTTTTTTCGTAAACATAATCCCATCTTATCCCAGCTCAGGCTTCCTGTCAACCGGTTCTTGTTCATTTTGGGCGGGCCCACCCTGCTTGCGGCTTGTGGCCTGTAACTCATTAAAAAATTTTTGGCAAGATTTTAAATAGGATGCAGGCAGCGTGCCATGGTCCTCCAGGAACCATGGCAATAGATTGTTGTGATTAATTTTTCTACGCATGCCAATCAGATTTTACTGTGTATGGAATATAGATTGCATTTCCTAAAATACAATCTGAGTCCCTACCGTATGTTTCTTCGAACTTTGCAGTGGCCCAATCATTCAAAGGTAAATTTTTTAATTTGCCTTCTTCATTGATTAGAAGCACGCCGCCGTTTACTCTGATTAATTCAACCCATCCTTCAACAAACTTCTGTGCTTGTTTCAAAGTTGGATCGTCTTTTTTATCGAGTATTTGTTTTATTGCTGCTCTCATGTTTATCCTTTCTGTTATCTCCCACACTATCCCAGCTGCAGGCGCTTGTCAATAATTTTCTTGTACATTACGGGCGGGCCCACCCTGCTTGGAGCTTGCGGCTTGAGCGTTAATTTTTATTTTTTTAGATTTTGGTTTTTTTGGATCTCTGGACCCTCAGCGTGTATTAGATTGTTTTTAGCATATCTCACTGAGGATCAGAGTTTTAGGGTGAGGAAGCATAGCCCTTTAATTCTAAGTTCCTCGCCCTAAAGGGTGGACTAATCGCATGCTAGAACGCCCACCCAAACTGAAAGGACTGCAACTAGAGGTAGTGCAATTAATTAAGAAGTTAAGCATTGCTTTTTTCTTGTTAATCCACTTGGTTTTCTAATTGCCTAGTCCTAATATAATATAGTGCTTGACAATCTATTTGTCAAGGGATAGTATGGGATAATTATAAACACTAACAGAAAGGACATATGCCAAAAATACGTATGAACACCGAGTATCGAAACAAACTCTTTAATAAAATTAAAGATGTATTCGAGAAAGAAGAAACGCAAGAACGTCAAGCATTTATGGAAAGTCGAGAACTTTTTGATAAAATGCAAAAAGCCACACACGCTACTGCAAAGCAAGTAGTGGAAAGGTCATACCCAACTGAAGATGTAAATACTTTACAACACTTCAAGAAAAAGTATGGCGACCCGTGTGATGTTGTTGCTAAAGATAAATGCTTTTACTTTGCACACCAAGAAGATGTTGATGAAGAGGGTGAAAAAACAGATACTTCATCTCACTTTGACTTTGGATTGTATGGCAATCTAAATGGCAATGAGTATGGTAGTGGTGAAGATAGCGAACACTTTGCCCACGCATATTATAGGGAAGAACTAAAAGCAAATGGTTGTAATCCCGATATTATCGCACAACAAAGTGGTAAAGATAATAACCCACATAAAACGAAACACATAGAGGCTAACAATAAGTTTCTAGGTAAATCTGCTAATAGTTATTCTAGTAGCACTAATGATATTGGTTTAACTAAAAGTTATAACGAACCATTTTATCTTGATGTTATTGGAACTTCACATTGTAGAAGTAGAGCGATAGCGTGTACCAAAGACGAGTACACTATCTTTCTTGCTTGGCGACAAGCGAAAGCCAATGTTGTATCAACTCACCAAACTTGGATTGATAGTCTGCAAAAACAATACGATCAATTAAAGATTGGATTGAAAGCATACAGATATTTAAGCGAGGGTATCGAACTTGCAACTGAACTTGGTATTAATGTTGATGAGGCAGAATTAATTAAAACTAATTCTACTGGCTTGACAATCTACAATCCAAGCAATCTTGCGAACTTGATTAAAGGTATGAAAAACAAAAACGTATCGAGAGAAGATAAAATCAAGGCAAGGTTACAATACGAAAAACAAAGCGTTAATTAACACTTGACAAATTATATGGGATAATATATTATCCCATATAACAGAAAGGACATAATGTTAAATACAGAAAAAGCAATAATCGACAGCATAACAAGAGACAGAGAAGTGCTGAAGATAATCGGTGGTCTACAAGATAATGTTAGACTACTAAAAGAAATAATCGATCAACTAGAGTGGAGAATAAAAAGATTGGAAAAGGAAGATTGGAAAAGATTGGAGAAAGAAGATGAGTAAAAATTTTTACATAACTTACTTTGCCAAGAAACATAAAAAGTTCATCACTCGAAAAGGTCAGTTTGATAAACCCGACGGAACGCCTAGCGATAAAGGTGCTTATGTGTCTAAGAAAGGTGAACCAGTTTTAAATTACTGGGATTTAGACGCAGACGGGTGGAGAAACGCAACTGGTAAAGTGAGGATTAAATGGAGTTAAGTTTAATTGAATGGAGTATAGCGATCGTTTTTTCGATCGCTATATTATGGTACTACATATGAAATATTTTTGCCAAAATAGAAAGTGTTGCGAAAATCATACTAAGGATAGATACCATAAAGCGTCTCAAACATTTAGAAGTCGTTATGCTTATTTTAAAATAGATAATCTTAATTATGGGTCAATGGCTTTATTTTGCACTACGGGTTGCCAACAACAATGGCTAGACGCTAATTTGCAAAATATCATTGAGGGCAGACCGATACCTTTTTTAAGAGAGCGATTATCTGAGAATAAAAAATATCGTGCTGTAAAAACCGAACACGGGTGGATAACATATGAGCCACTTGACAATGTCGCAGAATAGTGTATTATCCTACATATGATAAACAAACCGAAAGGACATATGATAAATAATAGAGAGTGTAAAATTTGTGAGGAAGATACTCACAATGATGAGTGGGCAGATTACAATAATAAGATTTGTATAAACTGCGAACACACATACAACGACTACTACAATGCGTGTCAAGAAACTTGGAACGAGCAGCAAAAAACTTTCCAAGAAGAAAATGAAATCTCTGACGAAGATCAAGAACGGGCAAACCATATTGCCAAGTCGCAGAGTAGAGGGGAGATGTAAATGAGTTGCGAAGTAAATACACAATGGTTCGAAAGAGCATACGAAGAATACTACGACGAACTCAAAGCAGAAGGTAAAACAGACGAAGAAATAAAAGAGTTTATCGAGAAGTTGTTTTACCAAACGGCGATGTAAATAACCACAGAATATAGTGTCAAGGAAAATCCTAGACACTATGTTCAAAATGGGTCGGGCTTCGCCCGACCTGTTGCATATATATCACACAATTGTTGCTTGTAAATTGGGGCGGGCCCACCCCCCATAGAGGTACCACTGCGGGTTGTAAATTCTTGTAGATTACGGGCGGGGGCCCACCCTTATAGCAAAGTAGGGGTCCCAAACTTACCCTATATTGCTTAATAAAGACGGTCATGGTAGGTTGATTTGAAAACGGTTTTAGAAATGTCAGATCCAAAAAATATTATAAAAAATTTACCAGAAAATGAGGCACAAGAATACGCAGACCTAGAGCTAGCTGATGAGCTAGATAATATGCGTAATTTGGTTACGCACGATTTTTTAAATTTTGTAAAATACATGTGGCCAGAATTTATTGAAGGCAAACACCACAGAGACATAGGACAGAAGTTTAATGACTTAGCTACAGGCAAAATAAATCGTCTGATAGTCAACATGCCACCACGTCATACAAAATCAGAATTTGCATCCTATTTTTTACCAGCTTGGATGATAGGTAAAAATCCTAATTTAAAAATTATACAAGCAACCCACACAGCAGATCTTGCAATTGACTTTGGAAGAAAAACTAAAAACTTGGTTGACGATGAGAAGTATCATGAAATGTTTGACACTAGACTACAAGAAGATTCTCAGGCAGCAG